ACGAGCGCCATAAATCAAAACATCATCGCCCGGCAACGGCGGCTCGCCTCGTTGCTTACGCTCAAAGGCCTCGGCTCGAATTTGATTATATTCCGCTGGCTTAGGCTCTTTAGGTGTTAAAACGTCTTTTAAGAAATTGCCAGCCGCTTGTGGGTTAACATCTACTATTTGTGCATAAGCCGATTTTTGTTCGTCAGTTAGCCCAGTCATAGCCGCAATTTGCGCCTTTAACTTATCGGCCTTACCTTGCGCTTCAATCTGATCCTCGATCTTGCCATACATAGCAGGAGCCATTTGTTCCAAGATTGGGTTGCCGCTCATGCCAGCCTGAAGCAGGGACGCCATACGCTCTTGAGGCGTTCTTTCCCGGCCAGGCATAACGGTAGCCTGTGGCCCCATATACGCGGATGGTTGGGCATCGCTATACACTTGCGGCATAGGCGCTTGCACGGACGCGGTAGGCGTAACACCGCCTTGCATATCGGTTGGAACGCCGCCCACTTGCATCATTTCAGGAGGGCCAGCGGGCGCAACAGGCGTCAATGCAGAAACGGCCGCTTGCTGCCTTGCTTCTTCCACCGACACAGGAGTTTCAAACCTGCCAATGTCCGGGGTACGCTTCATGCTCTCAAGGTAACTAACCGCTTCATCCCGCGCCGTTTGACGTGCTTCTTTATCACCTTTTGCAATATCAGCCGATTGCTTTGCACCTAGGTAGGCTTGCAGAACCTTGGCTATGCCAGAGAGCGGCGAGATAGGGGCCTGTATGCCCTTATAGGATTGAACCTCAATAGGTGCAGCACCTTGAGCCGAAAGGGCCTCAGCAAGCTTCTGACGGCGCTGAAGTTCGGCAATCTGGGACGCTGTATCGGTAAGGGCGACAATCGAATTAGCCATTTTACGATCCTGCAAACATGTTTTTTAGAAAGCCCATAGAAGACTTGGGCCTATTGATCTGCGAACCCGTAATAGCGTCAAGTGCGCCGCCACCCATATAGTTTGTATCGCCAACTGACATGCCGTTATTGCCCATGCCCCTGTTTAGGATGGCGTCTTTCTGCTTTGCGCCCATATATGACTGCAAGACCTTGGCAATGGCTTCACCGCCCGATATGGGAGCTTCAATGCCCTTGTAAGACTGGACCTGAATGGGCGCAGCGCCAGCGTCCTGCATAACTTGAGCGCGGTTCATCCGGGCCTGTTCTTCAGGCGTAAGGGCCATGCCCGCAAGGTTTACGTTCTGGTTATACATCATAACGCTCCAGGTTCTTCAGCATGGGCATCAGAACAGACTTTAGTGCACACATATTAGCGGCATACTTTTCGTAATACGCCGGATATGTTTCTTTCATCCAAGCAACACGGTCAGCAGAATGTTCTACAAAGGCCGTGCAGTCGTAACAATCTAAACTAGTCTGTTCCATTTTGTAATGGTCTGGCAAGGCCCCGCGTTGCGATTTTACAAAATCAAAAACTTGCTTCTCGGTCCATTTTTCAATGGGTTGGATAAACTCAATCCCGTCTATAATTGTACCATGCCTTGCTGGCGACTTGTGGGGATCGTCAATACGCTGACCGCGTATTAACTGGGTAACGCCTAGTTCCTTAGCCGCCCGCATCAATGGCCGTGAAATGTTATCTGCACAACATTCCAAATAGCTTTGGACCTTTACGGGTTTATCACCAGAAATAACATGCCCCAGACTAGTCCAATCAATAGGAACAACATCAGAAGGAAATCCATTGGCTTCAATATGACCTTGCTGATCGGTGTTGACTTCTACAAACTTGTTGCTTTCGCGCCTGATTTCGTCAATCAACGCAAGGGCCTCTGGATAACATTTCCCGGCATTAACCCATATGACGACAGGGTTTTGGTTGCGGCACAAATACCAACAAGCCAAAGAGTCCTTGCCGCCTGAGAAAGCTAATGCCAGCATTAAAACGCCATTGCTCCTGCGCCCGCCAAACCTACAAGCCCTTGCATATTAGAATTAGCAGCACCCTGCTTGATGCCGTACAAGTCCATAGCCGCTTGGTTTTGGGCTTGGACGCCTTGGAACACGGGAGCCGCCGCAACATTAGAACCGCTATAGGCTTGGAACTGCGGGTTTTGAATTTGCGAACCCGACATAAGTGCCGTAACCTCATTGATGGGTTGGTTACGCAATGCCGTTTGTTGGGCCAAGGACTGTTGCAAAGCCGTGTTTCCAAACTGGCCACCCTGAAGGGCTTGGTTATAACCCTGAGCGTTTGCAGACATATCAAGGTTAAGGCCCTGCAATGCGGCTTGCGTCAACAAATCGTTCTGCTGCTGACCTTGGGTACGCATGGCATTGTTGTATGCCTCGCTGCCAAACGTAATGCCTTGGTTGGCAAGCTGCTGGGCCAATGCCGCTTCTTGCTGTTGAATCTGAGGCTGAAGCCTAGACATGATAGCCGCTTGGCCCGTCGTCCCTGCATTGACAGGCATAGCCGCAACGCCAGACATATCAAGGCCCGTTTGCAGATTGGGCAGGTTAGGATTGAAGCTTTGGCTTAAAGTGTTTTGTGCATTTCCAATGCCAGTTTCACCAAGGTTGGCAAACTGGTTTTGAACGCGCTGTTGCGCCTCTAGCGTAGCTTGGGCTTGAGGCGTAAGCGTTTGGGTTACAGTGGCTTGAGGAAGACCCCCAGGCGCACCCGTATTAGACCAAGTTACGTTTTGATTGCCGTATGGACTGATAATATTGGGATTACTGATAACCGAAGATTGAGTTGCCGCTTTTTCGTTGGCAATGCCTTGTTCCCGTGCAGCCCCAACGTAATCGGGCGCGGGGGGTGGGGATGGACTGTTTTTACCCATAACGATCTCCTAAAAACCTACAGTCGCCCTTAGTCATGGTGTACAAGATTATATCACCATTTGGTTGACTATCTTTAATGCGTCCTTCTTCGGTAAAACCCATATTCTCAATAAGCTTAATGCTTTTTAGATTATGGCTTTCCACCGGAACAATTATCTTTTCCACATTACACACATTGAACGCATAATTAAAGATAGCGCCAACATATAGCCGAGTTAATCGGCCCTCTACAACAATGTGGCACATAATCGAGCGCCTATTCCAGTTTTCGTATATGACTCCTGCAATAAGCTTATTGTCTTTCATCAATCCAATAGCATTAGAGCGAGCAGCAAAATAACCAGAACCTAACTTTTCAGCGACCCAATGCCCGACAGATTCATTTGAAACAATCAAATGCCAGCCCATCCTTGTTGATACACCACGTCAGTAGAGGCCCACTGAACCTCAATGCCGGAACTTAGCGTCTTAACCTGCAAGCCGCCGCAATAGCCTATCCCGGTAATGCCAAGCCAAATATTAGAAACGCTGCTGTTAGCGCCCCAAATATCTACGTCCCAAACTGCCGAGTCCCACCCTGCATACGCAGATGGCGTAAACGCAATAGGCGCGGTCGTGTCGGAAACATCAAAATCGATATTCATACCAACCGAAACACTGGGGCTGCCATTAGTATAAAAACTAGGCCGGGCGCGGGTAAAGTACTTCTTAACGCCGCGATTGCCAAAATAGTTAAACGCTTGGATGGTCTGGGTGGCGATGTTGCTACCAGCGTCCGAATAAGTGTTGGTCCAAGCCTTGCCTACAAAGCCATTGCCGCCAAAGTACGGATTATCAAAAAACGATTCCCAGCAATATGCGCCCCAGCCTGTAAATCTGCACCAAGACTTTGTGATGGTGTTCATCACATATTGCTCTTGCTGATTATCGGCTACAGGGATATTGATCCAAACCGCATTGTTCTTAGCATTGTAATAGACTTCCCAGCCGACCGCAGCATGGTTGCCGCCGTAAGCCGTGGTTGCTTCCGTAATGGCCCCTTGAATCTTGTCAGAGAGGGCTATGCGGGGATCAAGCCTAGATGACTGCAAAGACCCCGCCATAGGCATAAGGCCGTCATACGTCAAAATGAGAAGGTCGCCGCCCCATTTAAGAGTGCTTCGAGCGCCAATGGGCGAACCTAGTTTCCAAACGCCAATAAGCGACCATGTAGCGGCGCTTGCTGGGTCCGTACCGCTATAAACAATAATTTCGCCTTCGCTTGTTACAAAGACAAGGTTGTCATCAACGCCATAGCCCGCATCAAGCGTCCAGGTATTAAGTTCAACAATGTGACCGCCAAAACGAGCGATAGACGAAAGGTCGGTTTCTTGGGCTGTACCGCCAACAGAATTAACGGGAAGATACCAAGCCTTAAGCGTGTTGCGATCAATAAACCAAACGCGATTTTTAAACAGGCAAATGTTGCCAAGGTTTGTAGTTGTAACGCCTAAAATTTTAATTGGGCCTGTAGAAGAAATACGCACCCAAGTTGCGCCATCATAAAGCAAAGGCTCGTCAGGCGCACCAGCATTAACCGCGTAAAGGTAACTGCCGCCAACGGTCGTTACGTTGATATAGTTCCAAATACCACCAGCAAGCCCGGTAACTATTGCAGCGCCCACCGCACCACCGTTGCTAACATCGTATAATTTACCCGTAGACGTAACGGCAAAAAGCCTTGACGTTGTTCCGCCCGAATACGTCATCAGGGTTTGAACGTTGCCGTCTAGGCCCGTGGTGTAACGATCATATCCGCCGCGCATCGTAAGGTTTGATACGGTTGGGAACATATTAATCATGGTTACGGCGTCTGCCGGGTCCATGTTTGCAAACGAATCTCGTGCGTTCCAACCGCCTATGGGCGCAGGAAGCGATTGCACATTTGCAATAGTTTGTTGAACCAGTCGGCGCGTATCCATCGTTTAACGCCCGTATCCTGAATCTGGGATATTGTCGTAGCCAATAAGAATGTTTCCGGGCCTTGGGGCGAACGAAAGGTTGGCTGCACTGGTGTCCTGCGCCATAGACGTTTCAAGCTCTGTAAGATAATCTCTGTAAAGCGCCGTAGTATCAAAGCCCTTGGCTTGGAAATACTTTAGCTTGGTTGTCAAAACCATAACCCGATCTGGATAGATGCAGGTATCGGTATCGAGCGTAAAGCTGTTCTTTACGGCTCCGTTAGCGGCTCTTGCCCAGCCCTTGCTACGGTATTCATATCCGAGATATTCGTTGGTGGAATACCCTGGCCAGATTTGAAAATAATCGCCATAGAGACGCCACCGGATACGCGGCCCGGTGCTGATATAACCGCTAAGCAGCCATTCCCATTGCTGGGCGTCTTCAGGGCCAAGCATTTCCCAATGTTTGGATTTGTCCCACTGAGTGCGAGGCACAATAGAATCATAATCATCTGGAAGCGAGTATTTTACTTTTTGGAAATAAATGGTGCCGCCAACAGCGGTTTCAGTCGAGAAGGTTGATGCCGTCACTTGCGTGGCAGAGTCAACGCTTTCGATAAACGTGGCGTTGGGAAAGCCCGTTCCTACAATCATGTAGGTGGTGTCAAGACCACTGGTACTTGGAATACCAGTGATCTGACGCGTTACGGTATCGTAATTTCCGGTGGTTGTTGTATATTCCGTAAAGAAACTATTGGGCATTGTGAGTGCCCGCCAGTCGTTTTTACGCAATAGTTCATAACCACCAGCGTTCATCAATGCGAGTATTTGGATAACATCCTGATTGGTGTTTCCCGCGACCGAAACTGGCGTTGGGATACCAAGTTCATTAGTGACTTGCGTCACCAACTGGAGCATCGTACTCGACATGCGTTTCTTCCTTTTTTGGCCGTCCTGGCCTGCGAGCTTCTTCTGCCTTAGCGGCTTGAGGCAATTGAGCCATAAGCAGGGCCATTTGGGACTTTAGTTCATCAAGTTCGCTGCGGGTCTTTTCAAGTTCGGAATTGCTTTCGGTCTTGTTCTTGGCCGAAAGATACATCCTAGCCCGTTCCCGCATACCAAAGCCACCCATGCCAACACGCTGCATTTGAGCGTCCGAAGCGGTAGCAATTTGTTCCACCGTTTGGAACTTAAGGATATGCATCTCTGACATTTGCATATGATTAAATTCTTCGGGTCGATCAGCGTTCCATTTTTCTAGTGGCGTACCAATAAAAGCAGCGCCTGCGTTCTTGGATTGAAAATGCAGCCATTGACGATGAAACCTAGTTTTGTGGTCATCTCGCAAAGGCTGTTCTACAATGTTTGTCTTGTCGCCTGGATTCATAATCCGAACAAAAATTGACCCCGGATAATCAGAGTCATAATTGTTTTCGTAAAACTCCACCATCATGAAGGAGTCGGCGTTAGAAACATCGCTATCCAAATTCATACATTATGCTCCGAGAAGGGAGACCCAGGTTGTATCACTGGTTCCCCAGAAAACGCGACGTTTAGCAGTCGCAATTTGAACTGATGCTGCACCGTCAATGGTTGAACCAGTGGGAGGATAAACCACTATTGTATTTGTGGCAGCATTATTGGCAACAACCATACTTGCGCCATTTTCGGTCTTTAGCAACTTAACGCCTTGTAAATTGGCGGTAGTTGTAGATACGACGTTATATGAAGTTTCAAGCTGAAGCGCGGTAGCGGCAGTAGTACCAG